ATTGAAATCCCTTGAGATTCTGGGGCTCATAGACTACGAGCTGATGAAGTTTCCAAGTACACCCGAACTTTCTGTTCAAGAAATACACACTGTTGAGTTCAACAATAGCATGTCCCGAATTTCTTGCATAGAGACCATTAGTCACTTCATCATTCTTTGGATTTTTATCCCCATCAAAAACATTTGACTTGATCCGATCTTCCATGGTTGTATCAACTTTAATACGAAACTTTGGCTCACGACCAGGGGATTCCTTAACGTTTGAATTGAACATTGGGAGTAACTCTTCTTTGGTCATCGTAGATCCGAAAATAACTTCACTCTGTTCAACAACTGTGTCGATGATTTTGTCCTCCAGTTTTCGTAAAGATGTATAAAACATGTTTATGTAACTTTCTTCTTCGTCATGACCTTTTACAGCAAAGTCAATATTGTACTTGGTCGGTCCAACTTCGGGTGTGAAACCGGAGACACCAAAAGGCATATACATACGAGGAAGTTGCACACGGAGGGGTGTTCCCTGCTTCGTACAAATGATAATTTTTCGATTTTTATATTCATTGATTTGGAGGTTTTCGAGTGCTTTGTCCATGTTTTCTTCTGTTTATTGTACTCATCTAAACTTTAAGCTGAACACGCGACACAATCAGGTTCTAGACTAAATTGAATTGGACGAGCCTTAGCCTTTGATCTGAGGTAGTACATACCAGTCTTGAGACCCGCTTTCCATGCATACATGTGCATCGATGAGAGCTTGGACATTGTGGGACTTTCTATGAAAAGGTTCATAGATTGAGACTGATCGATGAAACGACCCCGATCCGCGGCCATATCGATGATACACTTCTGACTAATTTCCCACACAGTCTTGTACAATTTCTTAATATCATCTGGGATATCGACAATATTTTGAATAGAACCCCCAGCCTTCACCATAAGATCTTTCATTTCCTTTGACCATAGACCAGCCCTCTTGAGATCATCAACGAGATGCTTATTGACTACAACAAATTCACCAGCAAGTGTGCGTCTCAGATAGATGTTGGTCGTGTAGGGTTCGAAGCATTCATTGTTACCCAAGATTTGAGCCGTAGAAGCTGTGGGCATGGGTGCCATGAGGAGACTGTTCCTAAGTCCTTTCGTCTTCACACGCTCACGCATCGTGTCCCAATCGTACCGACCACTAAACTTGGTTTCACCTTCCCACATATCGGGTTGGAGGATACCTTGTGACGCAGGAGAACCTTCAAAACTTTCATAGGATCCATCAACTTCAGCCAATTCAGAACTCGCTTCGAGGGCTGCGTGATACATGGTCTCAAAGATGTGTGCATTCATGAGGCGAGACTCTTCACAATCGAAGGGAAGACCACAGAGAATAAATACATCAGCTAGACCTTGGACACCTAGACCGATGGGGCGGTGTTTTATGTTGGAACGTCTCGCAGTCTCCACTGGGTAAAAGTTACGATCGATGACCCGATTGAGATTCTTCGTGACAGTCTTAGTGACCTCATGAAGCTTCCCATAATCGAACGTCTTCGCCTCTTTGTTGACATACTTGGGGAGTGCGATTGAGGCCAGGTTGCAGACGGAAGTCTCATCCTTGTTCGTGTACTCAATAATCTCAGTACATAAATTGGAACTCTTAATCACACCCAAATTCTTCTGATTACTCTTCGCGTTACACGCATCCTTGTAGAGCATGTATGGAGTTCCAGTCTCCGTCTGGGATCGCAGAATCGCCTTCCATACTTCAGCGGCTGGGACGGTCGAATGGGCGAGTCCTTCTTCCTCGTACTTGGTGTATAGCGCATCAAACTCTTTTCCATATACATCAGATAGACCCCTCGCCGTATCTGGACAGAAGAGTGACCAGTTGCCCCCCTCTTCGACCCGTTTCATAAACAGATCAGGAATCCACATGGCAGAGAAAAGGTCGCGACAGCGCGCTTCCTCGTCACCCTGATTGAGGCGAAGTTCGAGGAAGTCCATGATGTCAGCGTGCCATGGTTCCACATACACCGCGATTGAACCCTTGCGGCGACCAGCCTGATTCACGTAACGCGCTGTGGCGTTGAAAACTCGAAGCATCGGAATGATACCATCCGATTGACCATTGGTTCCCCGAATACGTGACTTGTTCGCTCTGATATCGTGGATGTGCATACCGATACCACCCGCCCACTTACTAATTTGGGCACATTCAGTGAGGGTTCCGTAAATACCATCGATGGAGTCTTCCTTGTTGGCGATGAGGAAGCAGGATGACATTTGGGGTCGAGGCGTTCCCGCGTTGAAAAGGGTTGGTGTGGCATGGATGAAGAGACCTTGGGACATCTTATCATACGTCTCGAGTACAGATGGAATATCCTTCCCGTGAATACCGATAGCGACACGCATAAACATGTATTGAGGTGTCTCAATCAACTTTCCATCAACGCGTTGAAGATAACCCTTCTCAAGGGTCTTGAGACCGAAATACCCAAAGTCAAAGTCCCTATCACTTTTGATTTCATCCTTCACCTGCTGAGAAACTTCGACAACCTCGTCTGTGACAACATTAGCTTTCTGAAGCTTCTTCATTGCGAGATGGAAATTATTAGGACACACCTTATGGATGTTACTTGCGACAATACGAGTGGCGAGAACCTCATAATCTGGTTCGGAAGTGATCATACCAACACAAATTTCAGCAGAGAGAGTATCAATTTCTTGAGTGGTAATATTATCATACATAGAAGAGAATACCTGTTGCGCAACTTTAGAAGAGTCGCATTTTTCAGAGAGTCCATACGTTAAATTCTTGATCCTATTGGTGACGTTGTCAAATTTTATATCCTCAATACGACCTGAGCGTTTAATGACCCTCATATATCTAAAGTTCTAATTTTATTTTTAACTTACTTCTTGCACTCGAGATCAGCGCTCCTCACGGACACGGTTCCAAAAGTCTCAAACTTCCGGTTGGGTTGGAGAAGATAGGTGTTCACGAAGAATGGACCCATCTCACCAGCTTTGGCCACTGGGGGGTAAGAACCAACGAAGCAGGTTGGGGGTTGGCAAGGAATTTCCTCGTACGTTGGGGTTTTGTCGGCATACACTTCATTAAAGTCAGCGAAGTTCACCATTTATTATTTACACACAATTTTTTTCGGCGAGTATATTAAATGTGTGATAACCTCCACCTTGATTCCATTCAACAGTGTGAGACCCCATTGAACACTCTTTTCTTTTCTGATTTCAATAAAAATCTTCTCCAGCGTGGCATCCGTCAGACGTTCAAGAATAATACGGGTATTGCCATTGATTACCAAAACCCAGATGACCTGTACGGTATCATGCGAATGGTCTTTATCAGCAACTCGGGTGATCACTACAACCGAGTCAATGAACAGGTCAAGGATATGAATACTCGTGTCATTTCTAGTGCCCTGTCACAAATCCAAACTGGTGTGTCGCAATATATCGCTTATACAAGTGACATCGAGACTATTAGTGTTCCCCTGGATCAACCAGTTAATACCAGTACCTATGGAAAGAAGATTGACTTCAATAACAAGATCGGTATCAATTAAAGATTGTACACCAGAGAATAATAAGTCATGAGTCTAAACTATTACAAAACGGAAACTGAGAAAGTTTGTAGATCAAAGGGGTGGGATCGTGCCCCATTGGATACGGTATGGCTCTTACTCTCAGAAGAAGTTGGTGAGCTTGCATCTGCGATCAGACAGTATAAGAAAACATTCAAGAAACAAAACCTAAAAAAGGAGCGAGGCACCGATGTCATGATGGAAATGGGTGATGTATTTAGCTACCTTTTTCAATTAGCCCACATGTTGAATATTGATTTAGATAAAATGTGGGAAGAACATCGGTATAAAATGAAAGACAAAAATTATAATCTGAAGTAGTAATAACAGCGATGAGTAAATTTATGCTCAACGACGAGGATGCCATTAACAATGTGAACCCATTTGTCACACATGATTTCTCCCTTCCAGGGGGTGTGCGACAGACTGGCGATTTTGGTGATTTTGTTGAGGTGAAGAAGCCTAATGGATTACCAGTTGCTGGGAAAAGTGTCTTCTGTAGCACAGGTCTTTGTGCTAATGAAACTAAACCTTGTCTCATTAAGAAAAAGGTGCGTCCTCAACGTAACATTGATTATGGCTTTACACGAGATCGACCCCGAAAGGATGTTGTTGTAGGTGTATCGAACAAGAGTATTCCATACTTTTGGGTATTTTTAGCCCTACTTTTTATTGTTCTAACTCTATTATACGTAAGACGTTGAAGAAGTATTCAAGTCTCGACTTTTTCGTACATTCCTGAATAGCGTGGGGAATATACTTCTTACACAACTTCTTGATAAACTCCATCTGCCAAGCACTCTCCATATTTACACGGGGTGGTTGGAATGTTGGATCAATGATCTTTGTAGCGTGTGCAATTCGTACATACACCTTACTAGACTGTTCATAAACCATAATATTTTCGAGTACAAGTTCTACCATTCTCTGTCTAACCTCAATCGTTTTTTTCACCATTGAATCGAGAAACTTTTCATAAGGAATCGAATGCTTCTCAGATTGGATGTGTATCCAATCAGCCAGTGGTTCTGTGTTGATATAATCCGTGAAGGTGTCGTACCCCTTTCCTTTCATATATCGATCATATACGATTTCGATGTATGAAAGGTCAGACTCAACATCGAGTACATGTTTGGCAGAACGGATAAAGGAAGTCATCTAGATTTATGGCGAATGTTTTCTTTAAACACCTAAGTAGATCAGTCGTAGTTGTAAAAGTATGCTACAAAAATGTACTCTTCAATCGCCAACAACAGCTTTTCGTATCTATTGACCCTTGAAGATATTCGTAAAGCTTTACCAGATGAGACCCGACCTTCATGGATAAAGATTACAACAATCACTATGGTCTCGAGCTTTATGCAAGAGATTGACATAAAGCGACTTCGGAGCACTTTCGAGAGGATCGGTTCCTACAAGATGCGACGCGAGGGAACGAACACCGATGGTTTTGAATGGACGTTGAAACCCACTACATTTTACAACCAGGTGACACTCACCTACCATGACACGTACAGTACCAAGTCTGTCAAAGTGTTCCCCAATGGAAGTATTCAAGTTGCGGGGTGTTGTGACCTCTTTGACTGTAAGCGTATCATTACCCAACTCATCCAGATCTTCAAGACTTTTTTGGATATGGAAAGTAGTATTTCCAGTGATTCCTTCCGAGTTGTCATGATCAACTCTAACTTCAGTCTCAACTACAACGTCAATCTCATGAAGGTGGCTGACTGGTTCGAAGAGTACAATGACATCTTCAAAGTTTCTTTCGAACCAGATAGATACTCAGCGGTGAAAATCAAATTTAAACCATCCCACGAGATGAAGGAAATCACATGCAGTATCTTCAGTACTGGGAAGATCATCATCACTGGTGCAGAAACCCTTAAGGAGATTGCATTTGCATACAACATCATCAACCAACACATCAATGAAAATGACGACATTAGAGTGTCTCGCACCGAGGAGACTGACGTCTTTGACATTTTCTTGGGATATAAATGTGACCCTTTTATCAAAAAGCTCAGAGAGAAGGGGTTTGAATCTTGGATGAAGACGATTACTAATAGGCGAATTAATTTCTAATGGTATTGTAATAAAAATGTCTCAGCGACTTGGTATGGCCGACGGTCGGTGCTTCACCATTAACTCTTCAGCCCAGCTCTTTAACAATTACGTCATGAAGCAGAACAACATTTCCTTCGAGGACAACTATTCGTACCGCCAACTCCTCCAAAAACAAGGTCCCCAACTCATGTCGCAGGTACAGGAGCAACAGGGTAAGGCGAACTGCAACAACTGCAACGTACCCCTCCTCAAGATGCCCGATGTGTACTAACTGAGAGAAATCACCAAAAAAACTTTAAATCCTTCCTATAGAATGTCGACGTGTTCCATATGTCTCGGTGAAGTCCGATCGACGAGGACAAATCCTCCGATCCGTTGTGGACATATATTTCATTCCCACTGTATACAGAGGTGGAAAGACCAAGGTAAGAATACATGCCCAACTTGCAGGAAAGTATTTGATGCTTCTCAATTTAAGATTGTAGTCACGATTCAAAACAATTACACAGCAGAGGCAAACTCTGTGTCCTTGAATGAGGAATCTATTTTTAATGTGATGGATATTTTCGACATCAACTTTGACGTTGAAAATCAACCTGACCTAGACAGTATTCTTGCCGACCTTGGGGTGAGTCTTGCCGACTTTGATCCCAGTGTTCTTCACGCAGAATGAACTACAGTACCTCTCATAGTTTAGACCTGGATAGTTCCTAGAAGCCTTGCGAGGATCCGTGATAACCTTTCCATTCGCATCAGTCAGAAGTGGTCCAGTAGCCCACCCACGCTTGTGACTGAATACGTTCGCCTTGAATACGATACGCTTACCAACTCCAAATGAACCACCCCTCTTTATCCGCGACTCTGGAACCTTAAAGAACTTTGCCACAGACACCACCGTGTCACCAGTCTTGATTTTATACTCAACTACACTGTGTTGCTTGTAAAAGTGGAAATCACCCTGGCGAATATAGTTTGTGGGTCTCCCAGGAGAGACAAACATCATAACTTTATAGTAACCCTTTTTACATTTTTCGTTAGGCTTGACTCTGTACACCTTTTTAGGGTTGTCAGAAACAACGCGATTGGGAAGACCCGTACAATGTGTATAGTTGTGACTCCCGTTAGAAAGTCCAGAACGATCACCAGGAATGGACTTTTGCCACCTGTATGCCTCGTAGTCACCCACCGCATAGGCGTAACAATTATTGTTCCCAATACCAGTCGTTGTCCCCCAACGCCTGTTTGTGAACTTACTTTCGGACCCACTCACAGGGGGGAGTCCTTTCATTTATAGTTTGATTAGAAAAAAATATCCGTATGTAATAAATGATTCAGGAAGTTACCAAGGCTCAAAGCAAGTCTGACGCAGTCACCGAGTTTCTCATCTTTGTGCTCACTGTGCTCATCAGCACGTTCCTCCTCCGTCTCGTGTGGAACAGGTCTCTCGTGAAGCACATCACTATTCTCAAGCCACTCAACACCTTGCTTGATGCTTTCATTCTCGCACTTTCCCTCCAGGTTATGCGTGGCATTTAAACCTCCTTGTACCCAACCGTCTTCTCACCAGTAGGGCTCACGAGTGTGGGATACGCATCCATACCATCACAACCCTCTTTGTCACAATCGACAAATGTGTGAGGCTTTCCACTCTTCTTCATATGTTCTAACTGCTTACGAGTCCAACCGCAACCCATGGTCCCGTAAACAGTCCAATCCTTACCCGTCTTTCCAGTCTTCATGGCCTGCCCAGTCTTCATGGCCTGCCCAGTCTTCACGAGAATGAGTATGTTGATCAATGTGAGAATAATGAACGCGAGCATTGTTTTATTATAGGTTAATATTAAAAATGTCTTCAACTGTATTCACGGTTGGAAACAAGAATGTCACGCTCAAATACATCAGGAAAATGCCCCGTGGTGAAGTTGAACGGATGAAATCATTCGTCACTAAGAATGGCGAGAAACTCGTCAAGACTCCAAAGTTTAAGATACTCTCTGAAGTTGATGAGGGTACGAAGAGGGTTTTTAAGGTCGTGCTCTAACGATACCAGGGCGCTTTTTGGGTTTCCCCTTCCCCGCCTTGAGAATGGCGATAGCCCGTGCTTTAGCAGCATCTTTGTTTTCAGGTGTTTTTGGTTTAGGAACCATAATTTTAATGTCAGGTTTTCGGGGTTTGGGGACTGGAATCACGACTGGTGCACTCTTTTCACCCGTAAAGAAAGGTTTAGAGAGAACCCCCTCGAAGCTCAAATTCACCGTCTTGTTACCCCTCAACCTATAGTTCTTTACAACATTTGAATTATTTACAAGATACTTGTCTGGTAAAAGAGACTGCACAAATGTTTTCACTATACGTTCCACCGTGGTCCGTGGTTGTCGAACCATGGCGTGTATGGAATTTAAGAATGCGTGTAAATCGTAGTGTTTGTCAGATTTCCGGGAGATACCAATGTTCTTGTATTGATTGGTATTGATGAGGGGGTTCTTAATTCTTGGGAATACAGCAAACCCAAAATCAATTATGACAGCTTCAAAACCTGCATTCGAAATTGTGAATGTCTTGTTACTCAACTTGATTTTCATATCCTTTGTGGGCACTGGACGCACCAAAATGTTTCCAATGTGGATATCGTGATGACGGAACCCTGGATACTTCTGTTGAATACGGTAGAGGTTATAGATTACCTGTGTCATGACTGATTTGATCGCACTGAGTGTAGGTTTGTTCCACATCCACTCACCCAACTCTTTACCATTCACGTACTCGGAGTAGAGAATATCCTTACCATCACACGATTTGTAGAGGTACATCTTGGGAACCCCAAAACCTTCCAACTTTTTCGCGATGGTAAATTCCATCTTTAGATTCATTTCATCGAAGATATTTTTGAAAATTTTCAACGGTACATTATTCGTCTTTTCACTCAGTGAAGGTAGTCTGACTTCTTTATAGACGATGTACTTTTCACACCCCTCATCTACACACCCACGATACACTTTACCGTACTTACCTTCACCAATTTTTACAGCTCCCTTGGTCATTGAGCCATTTTCCCTTTTCAACCAGAGGTGTGACGCAGGAGCACACGCCTTCTTACCCCTAAGAAGTTTCTTCACCTGAGCGTTCATTATTATATTCGTAAGAAGATTGTTTCATCTTACCAATGAGGAATTTTAGGACGAGTCCATTAGGGCTCGGAACTTGGATTTATTTACTGGTCATCAACCTCGTCGACTTCATCTTCTTCGACCTCAACATCAACTTCCTCATCGGGAAGATTGAGACCCTGGAAAGCAAAGGAGGGAAGCTTCGCAGACTGCTCGAGAAGAACCTGTTGGAGACGGATTGTTACACCGAACTTGTTATCGATGAACCAGATCTGGTTGAGATCGACGATCGCCATACACTTCTGCCCCTTCTCAACAGTGTCGAGTAAGACCGACTGCTTAGTCATAGAATACGCCTCTGGTACGAAGGTGCCGTCAGGCTTGGTGAGGATCTTGAGCTTGATAGTAGAGGGGTACTGCTCCTTACCAGGGCGGATCATAGGCTTGTAGAGTGCCTCCTTGAGGACTGCTACATTGAACTCCTTACCGAGCCACTCTTTGGAGTTGGCAGCTACAGTGTTCACGATGATATCGTCAAGTTCCTTGAGCTTGTCGTGAACTTCCATAGCCTCAGCGTTGTCACTATCGAAAGATAGATCGAGAGAGTAGGAAGTGCGTCCAGTACCTTCATCAGTGAAGGCGCTCATACCGTAAGGAGAACGCATGAAAGGAAACTGGATGTAGAGTTTCTTGTTGTCGCCGGCGTTGAGGTAGACGGCTTTACCGCCATTTTTGTTTTTGCGAAGTTTCGAGAATTGCACAGAGGAGGCAGAGAATTCGGTAGATTGCTGAATAGAGAGCGACATTGTTGGTTGGTTATATTTATATTAGGTGGTTCGACTTTAAGTTATTTTTTTTGTTGATATATATCAAAAGTAATCATGGGTCTATTTAAAGACTGTGGCTGTGGCTGCAATGGTAAGAAGCAGCAAGAAAAGTTAATCATTTCCATCATCTCGGGTCTCACATTTTTCGTCGTTGCGAACCCCGAGACTTTCCGCATCGTCAGGCGAATCTTGGGTTCTTGGATCTCCACCCCCACTGGGTGCCCCTCCACTCTGGGTCTCCTCGTACACACCCTCGTATTCATCCTCGTTGTTTGGGGTATGATGAACATCAAGAAGGAAGGTGGTGGTTGTGGCTGTGGTGGTAAAAAGAAGAAGAGTGGATGTGGATGTGGTACCAAGACTATTGTGGCTGCCCCCCCTAGCATGGCTGATGCACCCGATCCCAAACCCGATTTCGGTGAACCCCAAATCGAACTGACCAACAGTGGTCGTACCCTAGAGCCCATGGACGTGTCCTCGGATGGGGTCCTTTTCAATTAAATAACAGCATTTTCCAGTCAATTTTGTAAATTGATAGCAAAATGTTTAAAACTCCTCATCGAAACCGATTTCATCTGAGGTGTCATCCATCTTTCCGTAGTCACCCACCCGCTTCTCAAAGAAGTTTGTCTTCCCATCTAGGGAAATATTTTCCATGAAGTCGAAAGGATTTTTGGAGTTCCAAATTGGGGGTTGACCAATCTGTTTAAGTAAACGATCAGAAACGTACTCGATATATTCTGACATCTTTTCGGAGTTCATGCCAATCAGTTTGCATGGAAGCGCATCTAAAATGAAGTTCTTCTCAATTTCGACAGCCTCTTTGATGATTGTATGAAGTGTCTCCGTCGACGGTTTGTTACGGAGTTGTTTAAATAATTCGACAGCAAACTCTTGGTGAAGCCCTTCATCTCGAGAGATGAGCTCATTACTAAAACAGAGACCAGGCATGAGTCCTCTTTTCTTTAGCCAGTAAATGGCACAAAAACTTCCAGAAAAGAAGATGCCTTCGACACAAGCGAAAGCGAAGAGACGTTCAGCGAATGGGCGAGATGTGTCGAACCATTTCAGAGCCCAGTTGGCTTTTCTTTCGATACAGGGTACAGTTTGAATAGCCTCAAAGAGTTGTTTCTTTTCAATAGGATCTTTGATATATTTATCGATAAGTTTGGAGTAGGTCTCACCGTGAACCATTTCATTGTGAGATTGATAGGCATAGAATGAGCGAGCTTCAGATATTTGCACCTCATCAGCAAAGTTGTTATTAATATTTTCAAAAACGATTCCATCGGACCCAGCAAAAAACGCCAGGATATACTTTATAAACTTCTGTTCATTATCATTGAGTGTTTTCCAGTCGTCCATATCCTTAGATATATCTACCTCTTCAGCAGTCCAATTAGACATTTGAGCCTTCTTATAGAGTTCCCAGAGATCTGGATACTTCAGGGGGAAGACAGTGAATCTGTTTAGGGTGGGGGCGAGAATTGGTTCGTATTCATCTTCCATGTAGTCTTGAAAATCAAAGTATGTTCCGATGTGACGTCCGTCGATAGATATTTGAGGGTAGGTTGTTATGTTGTCACCACATAACCGTTGGAGTTCTTCTTTGTCCACCATTACCTTTTCGTGGTCGAGACCCTCCGATTCACACAGGGTCTTCGCGTGGTCGCAATACTGACAGCCTTCCTTCGAATAAATAGTAACTTTCATCTGTGATATTATCCCTTATATTTTTTTGGTTGAAAACTCTAAGCATGATTGTGCCCTCTGAAATAAATCAAAATGATATAGTCAAAGTACTAGTTAACGAAGATGGTGTAGAAGACGAAATGTACGGGATTGTTGGTATGAACACTGGCAATACTCTCGGCCTGAGATATCTCAACCCCACTGAACTTTTTTATAAGAATGCTTGTGTATACGAACTGGAAACCGAGACTCTTTCTCCCGCACCTTATGAAAGTTTGATGGAACACTACCCAAGTGGAACAACATTCTCTGATCTTGAAATGAAATCCCTCGGTATGAACAGATTTGCAATGTACAGTGAAATCGATGTCGAAGACAGTGACAGTGACTTATATGATGAGGGTGCTGAAGACGAATCCGACCTCGAAGGCTTTGTCGTCTCTGATAGTGAAGTCGTAGGTCAAGATATTGCCTTACCCCCTGGTCATAAAGCGATTGATAAAGAATGGAATGAATGGGAACCCACCACTTCTGGTGGAAAGAGTTTCAAGGAAACTATCGATCTCATCGAAAGTCGTGTCAGACGCCTAAGTCAGTGATGCGTTTTTTGAAAGTCTAAAAAAGGTTGCTACATTCAAAAACAATGCTAGCAACTATATGGTCCGAACTGGACGCCCTATTACCAAAGAAACCCGATGAAAAGCCAGTGAATACTCATTTATGTAAAAAATGCTCAAGTGTAAAAGTTATCACCAGAGAAGGATTACCAACATGTTCAGAATGTGGACTCGTTGATTCCTATTTTGTGGATGATACCGCAGAATGGACCAGTGGTGTGACCGATGACGGAAAAGTGAATGACCCGTCGAGATGTGGCAACCCAAATGCAAACCCAGAACTCTTTTCACAGAACTGGGGCAAAGGAACTGTCATCGCGACACAACGTGGATCTACGTACGAAAACAAGAGGATGGCGAAGATTAACTTTCATATGTCTATGAATCATAAGGATCGATCTCTTTTCCATGCGTACAAAGACATCGATGAAGCGTGTCACACTTTACCAGATTCGGTACTCAAAGATGCAAAGATGATGTACAGGAAATTCAATGGTGAAAAATTGACCCGTGGTGCAGTGCGTCTAGGTATCAAGGCGAATTGTGTACTTTACGCATGTCGTCTTGCCCAAATTCCTCGAACAACTAAAGAAATTGCGGATATGTTTGGTATTCAATCCAAAGATGTAAGTCGAACAACCCAAATATTCAAAGACAATATTCTCGGTGCGACCAAAAAGAACTATGTGACGAAAGCGTTTGATGTGATGCAACGACTTCTAAATTCTTTCAGTGTCACACGAGAAGAACGCCTCGGATGTAACAAAATGTGTAATGCCACAGAGGACTGTGTAGATCTTATGAGTAAGACTCCAAACAGTGTGGCTTCTGCGATTATTTACATCGTACTAGGAGATAAAGTGACGAAAAATGAAATGTGTGAGAAATGTTCAGTGTCCATTCCGACACTGAATAAGATTGAGGTGATTATAAAAAAATACTTAGAGGCTACGTGTGAAAAATAGTATATGAAGAAGTTGTTTCTTTCAACACCCTGTTATGGTGGATTATGCTTGGAAAAGTATATGACTAGTATTATTAGACTTCAACTACTTTTAATAAAAGAAGGAATTCAACTCTATCTCGACACGACTGAAAATGAATCTCTCGTACACCGTGCTCGTAATGTAGCTGTAGGACGTTTTATGCAAAAGACTGATTGTGAACTCTTCATGTTTATTGATGCAGATGTTCATTTCGACCCCGAAGCGGTCGTGCGTCTCGTTAATTCTGGACACGATGTTTCCGTCGCGTGTTACCCAAAGAAGGTTGTCATGTGGGATCAAGCTGCAAATGCTGTAAAGAGGGGTGACGACCGTGATATGTCCATGCTTTCCTCAAGTCTCGTGATCAACTTTGGTGCAAACAACCGCCCTATTGAGAATGGATTCATCGAAATTCTCGACGGACCCACAGGATTTATGGTTATCAAGAGGTCGGTATTCAAAACCCTAGAGGAAAAGTTTCCAGACCTGTGGTGTAAGAATGATCACCAAAACCGAGACTTTGATGATTATCATGCCTGCTTTGATTGTATGATTGATCCAACGAATCGTAGATACCTTTCTGAGGATTACGCATTTTGTCGCCGTTGGCAACAAACCGATGGGAAAATTTATGCCGATGTGAATACCACACTTGGGCATGTCGGAAACTTACCCTTTTCTGGATGTCTCAATGATAGGCTTAAGGCTTAGAGTATAGACTGAGCTATGAAGCTTGTGACAATCATAGTCACTCGATCTAAATCCTGTCATGTGAAAACACTTCATACCGTTTTACGTATGACTATGAAATGTCTCGAAAGAAAAGTGGATAATAAAATTGAGTATGTCAATGATGACACATTGGATAAGATTGAAAAAATTCAAAGTTATATGAAATCTCACGATCGTATCATCTTCATCGATTTTGGTATTAATATGGATGATGAATCGATGAATCAATTTTTTGAACCACACGATGGTGTAGGGTGCCTAGTGTTTCCAGGTGTAAAGGATGGCATTGATTGGGATCTTTTTAAAAAGAAGGTTCGAGAAAATTCCACCGAACCAGTTGGACAGATGGGGCTTCACTTTGACACGGTTGTAGGTAGTGCAATTTCTAAAGATATTCGTAAAGTTGATTCAACCACCGCGAAAGCGTGGATGATGAACACAAATAATGTTTTGAAAAATATCAAAGATAAGAAGACTGGAAACTGGAAACTGGCTCCAGATATGTTTCAGAAACTTTTACAACAAGGTGTTAAAGTTTATGCATTTACGGCAGCTAAGTTGACAATGACTTATACGCATGAATGTATCAGTAATATTCTCAACGCCGCAGGTGTCAAAGTAAATTAAAGTTTAAGGTTGAACATAAAACATGTCCACCCCACTTCACAAATATGTCATAGACTTTATACATGCTCGATGGGGAAGTAAAGAGTACTTTCCTGGACCACAGCCAATCTCGATCGAACATAGACATTTCCCTATACTCAAAGGGGGTGATTATGTAGTCTGTGAAAAGACGGATGGAGAACGACACATGATGGTTGCGCTCACGTATGAAGGAAAACGAAAATGTCTATTTGTCAATCGGGCTTTTAATATGTTTGAAGTTCCTATCAATTTGAAGAAGAATGTATATGATGGAACGATTCTTGATGGTGAACTTTATGAAGGGACGCTGATGGTCTATGATGCTGTCCTTGTGGCGGGACAATCTGTGTGGAACAAGAATCTCACAGAACGCCTTGATGCCGCGAGGGGTTTGATGAAGTCTGTGATCTATATGAAATCAGACCAATATCGTCTCAAGTGCAAGACGTTTCATCATATGAGAGATTTTGAGACGTTCATGGATGTGTATCTCCCAACAGTTGATCAGAAGATTGACGGTCTCGTGTTCACCCCTATCAATGATCCGATACGTATTGGAACACATGAGACAATGTTCAAATGGAAGCCACAAGAGAAGAATACAGTGGACTTTCTCATGAAGAGAGAACCTTCGAGAGAAACACCAGGGTTTAAACCAGGTATACCATCATGGCGTCTGTATGTACAGGAAAAGGGGAAGTTTTATTTTGAGAGTGAGATTCCTCACAATCGTATGGAAGATGAACCCTGGTTCGAAGATGGTGCCATAGTTGAATGTAAATATGTAACTTGGGAAGAGCCGATGTGGTGGAAACCCCTAAAGAGGAGGACGGATAAGACACACCCCAATAACCGCCGAACATTTTACCGAACCATCGTGAACATCAAAGAGAATATTAAGATGAAGGAGTTTTTAGATTGTAGACCATGAAATAGTGACCAGCCTCGTCAGGAAGTGGGTGTTCTCGAACACTGTCATCATCCGCCAAAAACCATTTGTTTCTACGCTTTATCATCCCCACATAGTGACCATCATTTTGATTACCGACATGTACAGCACTCGCGATGAGATTGTATTCATACTTGTCGATGATGATATTTTCTATGATTTGAACATGACTCTTGCGATCGAATGAAACCATGAGAACTTGTGGCAACTTTGAAAAGAGCATACGAGTTGTCGCGACATTGTGCACATTACCTTGGGTATCTTCAAAGTTTTCGAGTACATTCCAATTTGTACTTTTTTTGAGCATTTCACTCATATCCTTTCCCTCAGATGTTATCAAATGAACGCTAAAGTCCTCTTCATTTGATGATTTTCCACCCGGCCAAACCGTTTCTTGAACCTTTTTACCATAGAACCAATGCTTGATTTCAGGTCTCGAAGTCTCGAGGATATCGATTATACACAATATAGTCTCTTGTACATCATGCTGTTCGTTCGATCTAAACCGAGGAAACCTTATTCTAAATTCTAAAAGAAGTGAATGTACGTCAACGTTGTCCTGACCTTTAGTCCAGAACGTCTTCACGAATGTCCCATATGTTTGGGTGAATGCACAATCACCTTTATATGGTTCCTTAATGAAGTAGTTTGTCAAAGCGGGGATGTGCAATAGACATTGAAGGGCTGTGTTGAAATAACAAGTATTTCCACGATTTTCGAGACCCTTCATTGAATTTTATGTATAAAAAAGGCTTAAGAGAAAGACGCATTTGTAAAAAGTTAAGAAAAATGAATCTCACCGAAAGAGTACTCCCGATTTTCGAAGCCCACAAGGGTGAAGGTGACATCGAGGTTGAAATACGTCTCGGAAAACATAATGGATCCTTCTTTGATACGAATGTTGGTAAAGATACTTGGAAACGAGTGCTCCAGGGTCTCAAGAAGTATGATGGATGGGAAAGTGTGAAGATGACGACAGCTGATGTATACTACAACGATGCGAACAATGTTCGTATCACCTGCGACGAAGAGTCTGGGGAACAGACCATGATCCAAAAAATCAGTGTGATCAAGGAAGACTTCAAAAGGGACCCCCTCGATATGCGTTTCTGTGTCGCTCGTGAGATCCCCACCTCTGGGGAGTATGAGATGGATCGTAAGCGGAGCAAGACTCGTCACTCCTTCGTGCGTAAAAACCTGAGTATCGACATGACCATCTCTTCGGGGGACAATGCTGACATGGATTCTGAGGAGGAGGCGAGTTATCAGATTGAGTTGGAGATTGTCAAGCCCTCAGATGTTGATTCGATTTACAAGTTCCAAAATATTCTTCAGAAGATTGATGACCTCTGTAAACTAATTTCTCCGTAAATATAAATGATCTACATTATCCTTGCGATCATACTCCTAGCGTTGATGTACGAGAAGCGTTCAAAGTCTGAGGAAGTTGAGGGTTCCAAAAACTTCTATGTGAGTGAGGGTGCGTCAAAGAAGATGTATCTTCAAATGCACAAAGATGGGCTAGGGCGCGACGCGCTAAAGATGTTTGTTCAACTCGAGGATCAATTTCTCGGAATTGAGCGAACATCTGTGTGTACAGGTATGCCTTACATAGTTCAAGCTATTCTTATTTCTAATAAAATTAAAGAAACATTCCCCAAATATGATTTCTCGTATCACACTATTCATCTCAAACAAATTGCTGAACCAAACAAAATCGTGAATCGCACAATCAAGTGCTAATCGAGTTCAACATATTGAAGAGTTGCCATAGGAGCATTTTGTGCTTGGGACTCTCCATTTCAGTATACCTACCAATAACATGCATGATGAGATTGTTATCATCTTCTTCATTTTCATCACGTTTTAGGTTATTCTTGTGTATGTAGTCAGCAGCTACATAAATCATGGCATCTAGGAACTCTTCGCGTGCCATATGGAGCCAGGAGTTCACCGGTGTGTCATCATCGACCCGAACCCCGTGATTATACTTGGTTAACCCGAACTCTAACCGCTCGGTTAATTCCTTTAGGACGCCCATTTGAATTAGCATTCGCTCGAAACTTTAACCAATACTTCCTATATTCAACCATTCTACTATTAGAGGGGGCTGTCTTCCTACTCAAGATATAGTTGGCAGCCGCACGACGATAGTTGTTCCTAAGGTTGAGTGCGATACCATTGACACTCACAATGTTCATTAGGTATTTCACTTCAAGTTCTCTCCTTCTCTCCATCTTCCAACGGCTGACGACATTCTTCTTTACCAAGTCTATATCCTTTTTGAAAGCGATACCAGTTTTGTTCTTCTTATTGATTATGTTAAGCGCTGTCTTCATATTGCGTACATCCTGGTTGAGATTGGGTTTATATTTCTTCATCCAAGTCTCACCATAGAGTTTGGTGATATCTTTGCGAATCGAGTTCTCGTCGAGACCCCTCTTTTTCATGACTTCACTCTTCTTCACATCGAGTTTCGCATTGGCAACTGTACGTTGTACTTGTCTTTTGCTAGGTTTAGGTGGGGGTGGAGGGGGTTTGGGTTTGGGTTTGGATAGATCATTTCGTACAGCTTGAATTTTCTTACACAAGGTCTTCTTAGTTTCTTTCTCACCAGGTTTGATCTTAAGAATCCCAGCGATACGAACAAGTTCATCCTTTTTCATGTCTGTACATATCTTGCGACCAACTCTGAATGCATTACCATTACCATTGAGTCTGACATTTTCATTCTTTTGAGTATTTTTGAAAGTCACATTCTTTTTATTGGAAAGCTTTTTGATTCTATTGCGAATCTCATCTTTGGTTGCGAGCCTAGAACCATTAATGTTTTTTATCCTAAAGTTGACAACACCCTTGCGCCTAGCAAGTGCTACGAGTTCAGTTTTTGACATGCGTTGATTCTCATCCGAGTTTCTTTTGGTGTATTTTCTCTTTGGTGAAACAGATTTCTTCTTTGGCTTCGACATAGACTTACCAGCTTTTACACCTTTATCAAAAAACCCAGTAACAGTAACCTGACCATCTTCATACAATTTTCCAATTAAATCTTTCGCGGTGTCGTACCCTTTGAGCATACTACCAGGGGTTTTCGCACCTACAACCTGAATGTTACCACTTTTCGAAAAAATCAAAGTCGCCCCTTCAATGGGTATATAAAGGAAGGGTGTCAGTTCTTCAATGATCGACATGTTTGTGATACCGTACATTCTCTGCCGACTCGCGATCATAGGTAAACTGTTAAAAAGACCATTGATTCTAAACTTCCCACTCAAATTGTTATAGGTAAAAGGGTTATATAAGAACTGTTGGCGCTCTGTATAAGTATTAACGATAAAACGACGAAGAAGTTCGGGTTGATTCATGATATTCGTTCCGATAAATCCACCAGAGAATCGAATCTTACCATTTCGGTAAATATTTACAGTACCCCCCTTACTTTCGGTGTCATTGGAAAGTGTGATCATGAACTGTACACTAGCGAAGTTTTTATTAAGAGAACCCTTAGGGCCAGCGTTTCGAGTATGAGAGAAACCCGTCTGAAACTGGCCATAAATACCTTTTATCTCGCGTGTCTCTACATAAAGACCCTCACCGATAGGTGTTTTTGGCAGCGGCGACTTCTTTACCAGCATTTTTTTAAGATCGATGACGGTATCTTTTTGTGCAAACCCAGAATCAACATTAGCGTTGAACATACCTGGGTTGAATTTACTGAATTGTAGAGGGGTTACTACTGGTACATCAAACTCTTGAACCAAGTTTTCGATCATTTTTTCATCATTTGCAGAGAGTTGCACATCATTAAATTCATTTTCTAATGGAGAATCCTCAAATTGTTTAAACGCACCAGCATATGATCGATCATTAACCAAGTTCCTCTGAAGACGTTGAGGAACCTGAACCTGACGAGGCATGGGGCGCATTTGGCGTGGTGGAGTACGAAATCCCGCAGCACGTTCACGCTCTTTACGAAGCATGGTTTCTTCGAGTTCTCTCGCAAACTCATCGTTTGAGTTTGAGTTTGAGTTGGAGTTTTGTGACTGAACCTGAACGCCAGATTGCCTGACAAATTCTTTGACACTCTGGCTCATATTACTATTGGTCACGATTTTTTTAATAGTCCTTGGAAAAGGTGGCATTATCCATCACTACATCGACACCATAAATGACAGGTTGGTTGGGGTAATAATCTCCATTGTATGTTACTTCAGCATTCCTAACTTCGAGTTCTCTTGAACTGAACGGTCCCACATAGAAATCGGGATTGAACTTTTGCTTCCCAAGGTTGTTGGCTTGACAATGTTGATTGAAAACCTGTACGAAGATCTTCTGGGGTACGAAGCAGTCCTTGCCATACTTGATGTTTGTCGACTCTAGGAAGTTGTGGAGTGTATTCGCCACCATTGCCACCTGCTTCTGGATGATCTTGAAATACGGTGGAACGGCATTCCAGATGTCTCTGTTGCGGTACTTGTTTGCGTAATCTAGGTAACCTCTTACACATTTTAGAAGGATGATTGGAAGTTCAGTCTCAAGCTTCTTATCGAGATGTGGGTCTGCTTCACGCACCTGCTTCGTAAAGTTCCATGCGAGGATACGACGTAGTACAGAACCCGAGTTATCTTTCCAGTTCGGGATTTCATTACCCGCAAGAACACCAGGAACCGTCCACACCATTGAAGCAGCAGTCTTGTTCTTCACTGCAACCGAAACGCTTTCACCTGATACAATCGATTGGAACTCCGCCTGTTCGAGTGCTAGGTCAGCCTTAATCTCAGGGGCGACGAACATGAAGGAATCCTTGATCGCAGAAAGACCGAACTTTCTTTCAATATTGTTCGCAAGGGTTCCGACATCTTCCTTTTCATAAAACCTCTCAAACACCTTCGTCAGGAGAGTGGACTTACCTGAACCAGCAATACCTTTGAAGAATGGAATCACCTGCCAGCTATCGAGCTCACCGACATCGTAACAGAGGCGGCCTCCCATCGCATAGGCCCAGTGACACACTTCTGGTTCGAATTGTTGATACTTCAGGATAGAGTCGAAAAATGGGGTGGGAATGTCTTGCCAGTTCTCAATATGAGAAAAATCATCAAACTGCTGATCGAAATACTTACAGGCGACAATCGTCGGGTCTAGACAAGCAAACTCCTTACTTTCGTATGGGTAGAAACGACAGTCATGCACTCCACGATCAGGTAACCACTCTTTACCGACAAATACTCCATTTTTAAACGCCCACACATGACGCCTCTTTACGATCTCTGGAAATTGTGGATCGATACAAGTTGAAATATTGTCAACCACTTCACGGAACACAGAGCCACGACTCGTAAAGTTCTTCCAGTTATCGAAGTTGTCATCCTTCTGTGCGATAGTGTACACGAACTGTTTGATGTCAAACCTGGGAACCCATGCACGAGTACCACGACGATCGAACGTTTTGATTTCTTCACAGCACTGTCCCTTGTATCGACGATATCCACAATTGTAAAGTTCATCAAGGGTGTACAATAGGCACTTTTGATAGGGTGTACAATCATCGATGGCATCTTCATCCATCGTAGATGGGTCAGAGATGGAACTCGCCTCTGGTTTAGCTGTGGGGTTGACAACACGTTCATACGAAATGTAGTGTCTACGGATGTTATCGTATCCATCGGTCAATTGCTTCAATACATTATTAATACGTTTGATGGGGGTAGTGCCTTCATCCGAAATTTCTTTTTCAATTTTAAGTTCTGATACATGATTTTTTAGTTCGACAAGAAAACGACGTTGGTTATCACGAAGACGCTTAATAGATAATATGTCGATCCTGTCAACCCTGGGGTTATTGTTTTCATCCCAGTTAGAGTGATGCATATACTGACGATATCCAATTTCACGAGCATTCCTAAAATCTTCTGTCCTGAGATCCCAATGTAATTCAAATTGTGTGATCGTATCAATCAACTGTTCACCATTCATCGACTGGATTTGCTGCTTCTGCAACTCCGCGAGTGCTTCAAACCTATTGGGTTCCTTATCGATGAAGTGGGTACCTTCCATTTAACTAATTACAATTTTTTCCTCTAAGCAGATTTCAACTCACTCAAAATCTTTATAAGTATTTTGTTTTGGGTTTGCATTTGTTGACCAATCGTTACTAAGGCTGAACACACTGTGTCACCGTCTGGGGTCGCCATCAGGGATGTCATGAGCCCGGCAATATCCAAACCCTCATCTTCCTCATCTTCGATATCAAAGTCTTCGAGTTCATCATCGGTGACAATCTCACCCTCTTCAATCTCATCCTCTGTCATGTCATCCTCGGTGACTTCTTCAATTTCATCTTCGGGGATTTCTTCAGGCTGTTTCGACATTTGATGTAGACTGAGAAAAATCAGTATCGATAAATGCGCGTTTGGTCAGAATTATTTTCTCTGCCTATAGTACAACAACTCTCAAAATGGCCGGTGGTCTCATGCAACTCGTAGCTTACGGTGCCCAGGATGTCTACCTTACCGGTAACCCTGAGGTGACCTTCTTCCAGGCCAAATACAAGCGCCACACTAACTTCGCGATGGAGAACATCGAGCAGACCGTCAACGGTACTGCCGCCAACTCCGGTCGCGTGTCCGTCACCGTCGCCCGTAACGGTGACCTTGTCGGTGACATGTACCTCGAACTCGAGTCCGATGTCGACACCTCCGCCCTGGCGTGCTGGGTCGCCGAGCGTGCCGTTAACAACGTCGAGCTTTCCATCGGTGGTCAGCGCATCGACAAGCACTACCAGAAGTGGTGGCGTTTGTACTCCGAGCTTTACTTGGATGAGTCCAAGAAGGCCACTTACGGTAAGATGACCACTGCCATCAACGGCAAGACTGTCTACCTGCCCCTCTTCTTCTTCTTCAACAGGAACCCCGGTTTGTACTTGCCCCTGATCGCCCTTCAGTACCACGAAGTGCGCATCGACATCGACCTGGCGTCGGACTTCTCCACCTACTGCAACACCTCTGTGTTCAAGGTGTGGGCCAACTACATCTACCTGGACACCGAAGAGCGTCGCCGCTTCGCCCAGAAGGGTCACGAATACCTGATCGAGCAGGTGCAGCACACTGGTACTGACACCGTCGACACTGGTTCCACCAAGCAGGTTCGGTTGTCCTACAACCACCCCGTCAAGGAGCTTGTGTGGTGCTTCTCCAACACCGTCGCGACGTCTTCCCTGTGGAACTTCACCACTGACACCAACAACATCATCCTTGAGTCCAACGTGTCCGGCATCGAGTCCAACTGCCTCGTGCCCACCTCCCTCTACGGTGCTCCCATGCTTCACGTCGGCCAGGCCGGTTCCTCCGCGGAGTTCACTGAAGAAGCCGTTGGTCCCCTCAACACCTTCAAGCTCATCCTCAACGGCCAAGACCGTTTCAAGGAACAGAAGGGCAAGTACTTCAACCAGGTCCAAGCCTTCAACCACCACACTGGCTCGCCCTACCCTGGTGTCTACTCGTACTCTTTCGCGATCAAGCCCGAAGAGCACCAGCCCACTGGTACCTGCAACTTCTCGCGCATCGATAACGCGCAGGTTGCGGTCACTGCCAACACCCTCAACGG